AAGATTCTCTGAACGGTCGTATCTGGAGCAACCAGCTCGATGTCATAGAGGTAGGTTCCTGCGGGTATGCTTGAAGTAGCACCTGCGGTGATAGTTATAACTATTGTGCCAGTGACTCCCGTTATGGCTATCCCGTTACCTACCGACAGGTTCACAATTAAGTTCTCTGAGGTGTAGTCCGGGCGAACCTGCATCCTTGCAGTATAGCCAGTCAGGTTGACAACCTGGTTGCTGATCTTGTACACTAGGCGACGAGTAAACGTAGAACCTTGCTTACAGGTAAGGGTTAATGAGCTGTCCTTATACCTCATGTAGATTCATTCCTACCAATCAAATAGACCTAGCTCCCCAAGCATATTCTAGCCCATCTTATCTTTGTCTACTAGGTGTTTTGATGGTATCACGCGGTGAAAACCCTGCTATAATCATACACGTTTAACCAAAAGGGTGTACACTAGTTTTACGGGTAAAGAATTGTACATTCATGCGGAATTTGATGAATATGGAGAATTTATGACAGCAGGGATAGCACTACTTTATGCACGCGTTTCAACCCAAATGCAGGCCTCAGATGGCATGTCTTTGGACGCTCAGGAGAGGGAACTTCGGGCAGCAGCTACGTTTGCAGGCTACACCGAGATGGAACTTGTTCGCGAGGAGGGACGCTCTGGCAAGTCAATTAAAGGTCGCCCTGCCCTGCTTGGCGCACTTAGTAGATTAGACAATGGAACAGCCTCGGCGCTGATTGTTACCCGTGTGGACCGCCTCGCACGTTCCACAAAGGACTTCTTAAACATCGTTGACAGAGCAAACCAGAAGGGTTGGCGTCTAGTGATGCTAGATCTTAATCTCGATACATCAACTTATCAAGGACGCTTCGTCGTGACAATCATGTCTGCTCTTGCTGAAATGGAACGATCTATCATCTCAGAAAGACAGAAGTCAGTTCACAAGTATCGCCGTGAGACAGGGCAAAACTGGGGAGTTGATCTTGGCCCTAAAAGTAAGATCTCAGAAGATGCGATAAAGATCATCACAGAACTGCGAGATAAAGGTGTTTCATATCATGAAATAGCTCGTCAATTAAATGCTCAAAACATTCCAACTGCTTTGGGTGGAAATTGGCACGGATCAACTATTCGTAAAACTCTTAACTTCTTGAAAGGTAATAAATAGAAGAAGGGCCTGATCTCTCAGGCCCTCCGGGATTTACGTGTCTCTCCCAAGTACGTAGTTGATCCTGTTTGTACTATATACCTTTTTGTTGTACTTTGGCGTATTCTTGGGTGTTTCTTATTTTTCTTCTACAGCAGTAAAGGCACTCAACGGCGCGGATACTTCGTCGCCATTCTCATCTATCGGTGTAAGCATAACTTCATGCTGCCTATCTAGCGAGGTAAGCATTCCTCCTACTGGAGGCAGCTTTGCAGCCTGCTCATCATTTTCTACATACTCAACAACGATTAAATCTAGTTCGGTAGCAATTGCAGCCTCAAGACGAGCACCCTTGCTTTCTTCCCAGCCTGGCAGAAGAACAATGGTGTCAGCCTCAAGTAGATACTTAACAGCTTCACGCATATACTCCTTGCGCTCTTTTGTTAAGTCGCCATCAAAAAACTCGGCAGGGCTGCACACTGCAAAATTAGCATCCCTAAACTCTTTTGCAACTTTATCAAAAAGTTCGTGGTTGTAGTTAGGAATTCCAGTCATTGGACCACTTAGGTACATCCTGCTCATTCCATGCTCTACGCTTTCAACAACGTCCTCGTTGCGAATTACAGTTACACCCTCAGCGTTTTCACTGATGATCTCTGCGTCTACGATTTCTTCATTCATTTTCTTTATCCTCCTGTTGTCTTTTTTCTTGTGGCGGGCCAGATAACGCTATATTAGCTGCCACGTCTAGTCCGCTAATAAAGTAGTTTGATATTCCACGTTCTAAGGCAAATGCTGAGTAGGCAGATATCTCGTTGGATATTTTACTGCGAATCTCTGATTCGATTTCTAAGCGAATCTGAGACATCTGACTCCAAGGCATCTGCCATGCTTCTGCACTCTGTTCTCCCATATGTGTTTTCTACCCTCTCGCAAAACGCGTAGCAGTTGCCCAGTCGACATCTCCAGTAGGAACAGCGCGTGGTATAAGTACTCTACCGACTATCTCTGCTCTTGAACCTAAACCAGTAATATCGTGACCACGGTCTGATATCTTTCTCTGGAAGGCGATCTGCGTCATCGCACGTTCACCACGTTCTTCACTCCACAGACGATATACAGCGTATAGAGCCTTAACTGGCAGACGCGCGCCTTCAGACTCTTTAGTTTCTTCATTTAAGAAGATACCGATTCGGTCTTCGTTCTTACGGTACATGTCTGCAGCCTCTGATACAGCAGCGCACCACCCAAGTGAGTCGCGTGCGCTTGACCCTAGAAGTTTAATCGCTCCCTCAACTGCCCAAGAAAGAACAGCAGGCAACGCACCTTCAGGATCAAATATGTAAGCCTTTAACTCCGGGTCTGGAGATTCTGGAACCTTTGACCAAGGAATTGGTCTAATACGACGCCACATTGCGTCGTCAGTGATGATAGGTCTGTGGTTTGTAGTAACCCATAGTTTTGCACGTGATTGAAACGTAAAAGGTTTCTCTCCAGGTGAACGAGCAGAGATTTCAGAAGAACCAGTAAGTTTCTTTACTGCGTTTTCCTTCATGCGCTCACCATCTGGCAATTCGTCAACCCATACCATACGGCGTCCACGTAATTCAGCCCAGTGATAGAGATCTGATCCGCTTGAGTTTCCATCGTTTTGTGCAAGGATTGACGAGTCAAGTGGCCAGGCATATTGTTGTGTTCCAAGACACTTTACAAGAGCTTCAACAAATGTATTTTTACCAGAGCCTGAAGGGCCGTAGACTAAGAACATTACGTCGTGCGTGCGTAGGCCAGTTAGCGAGAAGCCCGCTGCACGCTGAAGCCAGTCCTGTAGTTCCTTATCTCCACCAGTTGCGAAGTCAATAAATTGTTCCCAACGGATGTTACGCATTCCTTGAGTGTAAGCTACTGGTGCACGTCGCGTGATGTAAAGATCAGGTCGTCCTTTCAGTAGCTCGCCGGTGCGAAGATCTATAACGCCGTTTATGACACCAAGAAGGTGTTCATCACTGTCCCAGTTTTCCACGCCAACAAGAATACGCGGATCAGACGTAGCAGATTCAATCGCACCGGCAAGTCTAGAGTTTGATTTTGCTTGCTGTGCCCATTTGATTACTTCACCTTGCTTGTCAGGGTCTTCGTAGTTTACTACCTCACTAGCGATGATTGGCGCAAGTTTCTTTGTAAGCTCACGCATTTCAAGGTTTTCAACATCAGGCTTCCAATAGTTACCATCCCAGTGAAACCAACCCAGACCTGGAGTGTAGCGAACTGCAGGACCAAACGCATCAACAAGACGACGACCATTACCTGTATCAGTTAACGTTCTTTTTCCAGGTTCTCCGCCTTCGTTCTCGCCGATGGCATCTGCGTCACCTGGTACATCAATGTTAGAAAGATTAGACGCGTCACGGACAGAGTCGCCGTCATGAATACCAGCGCTAATACTTCCACCAACAGTACCTGGTAGATGGCTGTTCTCGTTAAAACCGTGAGAACGAGTGTCTACTGATGCAGCAGGCTGTTCGCCATTTTTCTTTGCTACAACTTTTGCCTGCGATTCTTGTTGCGATTTTTGTGCCCACTCTGTAAGACCTGGCCACATGCGGTCTGTTTTTGGATTTTCAATAACAAAAGTGATAGCACGTCGAACGTGCATCAACAGCCCGCCTTGGCCTTCAAGCTCAAGAGGAGGACGTACCTTTTCAGCGTTAAAGCGAATCATCATTGTTTCAACTGCAAGACGGCCAGCTTCAGTTTGCACTGGGAACTTGTTTGCGAGAGCGCAAGCCATACGGAATATGTCTACTGCTCGTGAGCCTTCATCAATCCCTTCTTCAAGAAGTTTCTCAATGTCAACTCTTTCGCCACCGAAGTCTAATCCGTCAAGCCAACCCCACTCAGCTTCGCCTAAAGCAGTTCCGCCACGGCGTTGTCTTTTACGTAGAACTGATAAAAGCTCTTCTGGTGCCTGTGCCATCTCAATTTCCCAAGGCGCTTTGCCTGGAACCCACTCGTAACAATTGCCAGAGAAGTGACGTGACGGAGCAATAAGAACATATCCGTTGTGCTTAATGTCAATTCCGTTAAGTCCGTTTTTCTTTAAGTTGCCAACGAGTCCTTCGTTGTCATCACATTTATAGAACAAGTGACGCCCACGAGCTTGCCCATTCTTGTATGAGTAGTTTCCAGTGACAGCCTCAACTGTTGGAGGAAGAGCTCCGTCAAGTAGCGCCTCAAACTTCTCAAAAGAGGCAGGGCCATCGGAACGTGGATCAATGTCAATAACAAAGAAACCAGAAGCTTGGCAGTGAACACCAATGTTGTTTTCAGGCGCCTGGGTGTACCAGCTGTTAATTGTCTCAAGATCTGATGTTGCACGAGTATTCCACTCGGGGATAGATGGGTGCTTGCCTACATCCTTAGGTTCAGCGTGTGGGCTGCTGCAAGTGCACCGCCCGCCAGTAATTCCGTAACATGGGAGAATTTTCCACCCCTGCGATGCGTACCATACTGCCGCAGGTTGAAGACGACCCAGCGCTGAATCCCAATTTGTCATATTATCCTTGTGTCTTACTTGCTACGAGAAGGGTAGCAAACCAGCGTTCTGCATCATCTGTAGAAATGTAGGCGCGCTCTCTTCCAGTCTCAGTTGTAGTTAGTACTGCTGGTAGATCGCCAGAGTCAACTGCACGAGAAACAGTTCGAGCAGGTATTCCGTAAGTTAAAGCTACGTTTCTTATACTCATACGTCGTTGCGTCTGCTGCATGCTCTCCC